CAGGTTCTCCAAGTGTTACTATTACAGGAGCCACAGTGGCAAACTTTACTGGACAAGCATACAGAGATACAAGTTCTCCAGTTGAAGTTGATCCAGGAAGTAACCAAGAAGGAACATCAGGTTCAATTATATCAAATTTGAATTTTACATACGCTAATGTTGATGGTAGTACAACAATGTTAGATAGTGGAATACCAAAAGTAAACACAGGTGTTGGAAGTGCTTATACTTTAGGAGTTTTAACAGTACCTCTTATTAACACTCAAAGACGTGCTGTACAACAAATTAAAATGAGAGCTAGTAACTGTAATGGTACAAGTTCTTACAGTACAGCAAGTACAAATATTCAGTTATACTCAAACTCATTAACACTTATGGATAACGAAGCAGGTATTCCAGTAGAAGATAGTTTAGGTAACGGAAGTACACATACAGACGATGGCGTAAGAATTACAGGTTTTGGTACTGCTAGTGATACACCTAGTTTCACAGGAAGTACAAATTATTATACAAGTAATGCTTGGAGTGGTGCTGTTACAGTAGCAGGAACACAAGAAGCAATTTGTAGATTTGGTACACTACAACATTATACAACAGATTTAAGTTCTGGTTACTTACCAGTAGGTCCTGATTTAAATTCAGGAAGAAGTGGAGCACAATATTATACTTTTGCTTTCCGTAGAACACCGGCGGCTAACTTTAAGTTTAAATTTAGCGGAAAACTATCAGGTGTATGGATTGCGGCACCAGGCTCGGCTATTGATAGTGCTAGTGGTTTAAATGGCTGGATAGATGCTACAGATACTTACGCTGGATCAGGTGTTCCTGGTAGTAATACAGGAGCAGGTGGTAACGGATCAAATGGTTGTGCTAATACACCAGGAGATAGAGTAACTACAGGTTCAACAGTATCAAATGAAAGTAGTACATTAACACTTGGTTCTGAGAATATGGCTAACACTACAGGTAATACTGTTTTAGTTAGAATCAAATTAGTAAGTGGTGATTCAATTACTGCTTTAGAAATTGAGGATGCTTAAAGATGGCTATATCAGACGCTAAAAAAGTAGACTATCTTTGGAAGAAGTTAGGTTACGGTGCTACTAAAACTGATACCAATGCGGCCAAGAAAGCACCTAACGAAGCTATAGCATCTCCTTTACTATTAAGAGGAGATAAAGTTTGGCAACAAGCAAGTGATATACCTACTGTTATGCCAGGATCTAATACAGCGGTAGTAACAGTTTATCCTACAAGTCTTCCAGATGAATGTACTAATGACGGTACAGCGGCCGCTAACAGAACTTGGAAAACAGGATTAACAGATTGGATTCCACCTGAGATAGGTTCAACTTATCAGTTAAAAGTTTATATACATACTTCCGGTGATGCGGCCAACGCCGCAAGTGGAGGAACTCAAGTATTTGCTACAGGTTCTGGTAACAATGACGAATGGTTCTTTGATTACCAATCTGGTGTTGTACACTTTATTGGTAGTAATTTACCTAATGGTGTAAACTTTACAGGCAAGTCAGTTTATGTTTCAGGAGCTAGATACACAGGAACTTTTGGTGTTGGTGGAGCAAGTAGTTCTTTAGGAGATATAACAGCAGAAGGCACTACATTAACAACGCCTACTAATGATGATTTAATTTTAGATCCTCAAGGTACAGGTATTGTTAAGATTAATACTACTTCAAGTATGAAGTTACCTTATGGTACAACAGCTCAAAGACCAAGCTCACCAGAAGAAGGCGAAATTAGATATAACTCAACTTTAGACATAGTTGAAGTTTATAAAAATGGTACTTGGGTAAGAGTTGGTGACCCAGACACAGCAACATTAACCAATGACACATTTGATGGCGATGGTAGTGATACTACATTTACTTTAAGTAATAGTGCTTCAACTAATACTGTAATCGTAACACTAAATGGTGTGGTACAAGAACCAACAACAGATTATACAGTTAGTGGAACAACATTAACATTTACAACAGCACCTGTAGTAGGTGACAGAATAAGTGCTAAAGTATTTTCAAGTATTACATATTTAGATAGGATTCAAGACGCTGATTCTGATACAAAAGTTGAAGTAGAACGTACATCAGATGATGATACTGTTCGTATAACAGTAGCAGGAACAGACAGGATAACAGTAACAAGTACAGCAACAACAATAAGTGGTCTTACTCATAATGTACAAAATATTACAGGCCCAGGAGCAATAAGTTTAACAGAAACAGCTACACTACTAACAACAACCGGTTCTAATGCTTATACACTAGCAAACGGCACAGAAGGACAAATTAAAATAATATCAATGAAAGTAGACGGTGGTAATGCTACTGTTACTCCAACTAGCTTTGTAAACGGAACACAAATTGTATTCAACGATGTTGAGGACACTATCACACTACTTTATCAATCCACTGGTTGGGTGGTATTAGCCCGTCAAAATGCTACTGTAAGCTAACCCAGATCTCCACTAATTAAACCTGATCATATTAATATTCCATAATTCCGATAAATAATAATATCGAGCTTTATAATGTACATTCTACATAAAGCAAGGTGGCAGTAATGCTCCAAAATTACACGGTCTCCTAGGGATCTAAAAATTAACAGTAGGTGTACTAATTCCCCAAAAACGAATAAATACACTTGCAAAATACTTTAATATTAAAGAAGGAGTTGTGGAACTATGCCTGTAACTAGAATTAAAACGAATCAGATCACAGACTCAGCGGTTACAACGGCTAAGATTGCGGATAACGCGGTCACGGCTGGTAAACTAGCGGCGTCTATGGTTTATGGTTCAAACTTAACAATATCTGGTAACTTGACAGTTAATGGTACGACTACTACAGTTGATTCAACGAATACATCTGTAGCTGATCCTTTAATGGTATTATCCTCTGGTGCTTCAGGTTCAGGAGCGGTTGACGCCGGTCTTGTAACTGAACGTGGTGACGATACAAACGTGTTTATTGGTTGGGACGAAAGTGCTGATCAATTCGTTGTAGCGACAACATCTGAAGCAGGTACAACAGCAGGAAATATAACATTATCGGCTTATGCGGCTTTTCAAGCTGGTTCATTAATTGTTGACAATACCACTCTTGACTCGAATGGAATTACTACGAGCTCAGGAGATTTTACTATTAACCCGGCGGGGAATTTGGCACTTGGCAGTAATAGAATTACTGGCGTGTCTGATCCATCGTCGGCACAAGACGCGGCTACTAAAGCCTACGTTGATTCACAATTAGGATCAGCTACACGTCTTTTAGAAGGAAACACATCTGTTACTGTTGATGACAGTGGAACTGGATCAGTTGCTATTGAAATTGATTCAACTACTGTATTTTCAGCTAGTGCTTCAAACGTTACAATGGCATCTGCTAGTGTAACTGATTTGACTAATAACAGAGTCGTTATTGCTGGTACTTCAGGTGCTATCGAAGACGACGGAAACTTTACTTTCGATGGAACGACTTTAACAGTAGGATCGGCAACTATTGCTCAAGCTACTGGTAACACTTCAGTTGGTACTCTTGATGCTTCAGGACAAGCTAACTTTAACGCTACTACAGGCGCTACTAATACTACTAGTGGTGCTGTTGTTGTAGATGGCGGTATGGGTGTTGCTGAAAACGTTCACATTGGAGGAACAACTACATCAACTGGGCAGTTATCAGTTAACGGTAACTTTACAGCAAGTGCGGCAGGTGTCGTAACTGTTGGAAGTACTTTAGACGTAACTGGTGTAACGAACTTAAACAATACTACAAGTTCTACATCAAATACTACTGGTGCTTTAATTGTTGACGGTGGTATGGGTCTAGCAGAAAACCTACATATGGGTGGTGCTTTAGACGTAGATACTACTGTTACGGTTGCTGGAACTACTACACTAAACGGTGCTGTAGTATTAGGTGACGCCGCGGCGGACGCCATTACTGTAAACGGTACTATTGGTTCAGACATCTTAATGTCTCAATCAGGTGGTTCTAAACCTCAGTTAAGAATGCTTAACTCAAACGCTGACGGATTGGGAGCAGAAATTATGCTCGAAAAACAATCTGCTTCAGTGGCTGACAATGATTCTTTAGGTCAAATCACTTTTAAAGGTAAAGACGATGGCGACAACGCTCATACCTTTGCTCAAATTAAAGGTGTAGCGACTGACGTATCAAATGGTTCAGAAGATGGTGCTATTATCATTCAAGCAAATGGTGGTGGATCAGACGTTGAAGTTCTTACAGTAGGTTACACAACTGCTGGCGCTATACAGATAAGAGCTCATACATCTTATACACCTAGTGATAACTTAGATCTTGCTACTAAGGCCTATGCGGATAACGCGGTTTCGGCGGCAGGAGATACTATCTCTAAATTAAACACAAGTGTTGTTACTTCAGATACTGGTTCAGATGGAAAGATTACTTTCACAACTGACGGTACAGAAGTTGGTAGTTTTGATGGCGCTGTATTTACAGCGGCTGATTTATCAATCACTGGTAGCACGGTTGCTTCTAGTGGTTCTGATGTTACGGTTGGCGACAACCTAATTGTTACTGGTAACTTAACAGTTAACGGTACAACATCAACTACAAACTCAACAACTGTAACTATTGACGATCCGATCTTTACACTAGGCGGCGATTCTGCTCCTGGTAGTGATGACGGTAAAGACAGAGGTATTGAATTTAGATATTATGACGGAAGTGCTAAACTTGGCTACTTTGGTTATGATAACTCAGCAGATGCTTTTGTTTACTTGACAGACGTTACTAACTCATCAGAAGTTATGTCTGGTACAGCTGGCAACATTGTTGTTGGTTCTGTAACTTCAGGCACATTAACTGACGGTCGTATTGTAACAGCAGGAACTAACGGTATCTTAGAAGATGGCGCTGGATTCACATATGACGGAACTAACGTAACTACTACTGGACAGTACATTGGTGCTGGTTTAGATATTAGTGGCGCTGGTGATGTTGCTGGAAACTTTACTGTTGCTACTAACAAATTTGTTGTTACAGCGACAAGTGGTAATACTCAAGTAGGTGGTACATTAACATCAACTGGTGTTATAACAGCAGACGCTACAACGTCATCAACTTCGAACTCTTCAGGTTCAATGGTTGTTAACGGTGGTTTAGGTGTTGCTGAAAACTTACACATGGGTGGAAACCTTGATACTGATGGTTCAGGTACATTTGGTGGAACATTAACTGCTTCGGCGGCCTTTGCGGCTAACGGTTCAGTAACTGTTGCTGGTTCACAAACTGTGGACATGGGTGCTAACAGAGTAAGAAATATTGCTACTCCGGCGGCGGCTACAGATGCTACTACTAAAGCATACGTTGATGGTTTAATATCAAGTGGTACTACTAGATTAAGTGAAGGTAATACAACTGCTACTGTGGCTGATTCAGGCACAGGAAGTTTTGCTGTAGAAGTTGATTCAACTTCAGTTTTAACAGCGGCTTCAAGTGGTGTTACTATGAACTCTGCTGTAGTTTCTGACTTAACTGATAACAGAATTGTTATTGCAGGTTCGGCAGGAGCATTGGAAGACGCGGCTACATTTAGATTCAATGGCACAACTTTTGACATTGGTTCTTCAGGTAGTGAAACTTTCCAAGTAACAGTAGCTTCAGGTAATACTGTAGTAGGTGGTACACTTAACACAACTGGTAAAATTACAGCGGCTAACGACTTAGAAGTAGACGGTGCTACAACATTAGCAACAGCTAAAGTTGAAGACTTAACTTCAGGTAGAGTAGTTTATGCTGGTACTGGTGGTGAAATCCAAGATAGTGCTAACTTAACATTTGACGGTACAACTGTAACAACTACAGCTTTAACTGTTGACAATATCTCAGTAGATGGAAATACAATTTCATCTGGATCTGGCAAACTTATAATTGAAGGTGTTGCTGGACAAGAGATTGTTGTTAACGAAGCAAGTGCTGATGTTGATGTAAGAGTTGAGTCTGATAACGATGCTAACGCTTTATTTGTAGAAGGTTCTACAGGTAATGTTGGTATGGGAACAGGCACTCCAACTACAGATGCTACGTTACACATTTCTGCTACTGACTCTATGATTATACCAGTAGGTACAACGGCACAAAGACCGGGATCACCTGCAGTAGGTATGTATAGATTTAACACTACAATCGGTGCTCAAGAGATTTACACTGGTTCTGAATGGAACGCTGGTGCTGACTTTACAGTTATGACAGCAGACGCATTCAATGGTGATGGATCTGATACTACATTTACATTGAGTTCAGCAGGAACAACGTCAACTACACTTGTATCACTAAACGGTGTTGTACAGATTCCAACTACAGCTTACGCGGTAAGTGGAACTACATTAACATTCACAGAAGCTCCTGCTAGTGGTGATGTAATTGATGCTAGAGTATTAACTACTACATCAACTATCACAGCGATGCAAGATGCTGATGCTGATACACACATAAACGTTGAAACAACTACTGATGCTGATGAAATTCAGTTTACAGCGGCTGGAACGGCGATTGCTAAAGTTACAAGTGCTGGCTTTATACCAAACGTTAACTCCAACGGTTCAACAGGTTTTGATTTGGGTGCCTCAAACGCTCAATGGAGAGACTTGTATGTTTCCGAAGGATCATTATACGTTAACGGTAAAGAAGTTATCCAAGATGACTCTGGTACTATTACAATGGGTACTGATGCTAACCAAAACTTAAAAGTAGCGGGTGGTTCAGGCTCAGGTATATTACAACTAGACGGTGGATCAGGTATCCAATTACTAAGAGCAACTACAATGGGCTCTGGTGTTGGTATCAATGCTCACGCTGATGATTCAGCAACTGGTGTATTATTACCAGATGGTGCTAAAGCGGCGAACGTAACTATTGTTGGTAATAGTGTTAAAAACGATGTTACTAATGAAAATTTAGTACTTCAATCAAACGGTTCTGGTATTATTCAATTGAATGATGCTACAACTTGTACTGGAAACATGATTGTTTCAGGTAACTTAACTGTAAACGGTTCTACTACAACTGTTAGTTCAACTAACACAACTGTTGAAGATCCATTACAAATTTGGGCTACTGGACAATCTGGTTCTCCTGCTTATGATTCAGGTTGGATCGTAGAGCGTGGATCAAGTGCTAACGTGGGTATGATTTGGGACGAAAGTGCTGATCAATTCGCGGCAATTAACACTTCAGAAGACGGTACAACAGCTGGTAACGTAACTGTTTCTTCATATGCTAATATGAGAGTAGACACGTTAACTGGTACAGCTACACAGGCTCAATATGCTGACTTGGCTGAGTGTTACGCGGCAGACGCCGAGTATGCTCCAGGTACAGTAGTTGGATTTGGTGGATCACATGAAGTTACAATGTGTGACACAGACGGCTGTAGAAAAATTGCTGGTATTGTTACATCTAACCCAGCTTACTTAATGAACGCTGAAATGGATGCTGAGAACAAATGTTCTGTAGCATTAGTTGGTAGAGTTCCTTGTAAAGTTACAGGAAAAGTATCAAAAGGCGACATGATGGTAAGTAACGGTAACGGTGGAGCAAGAGCTGAAGAAGATCCGAAAATGGGTTCCGTAATTGGAAAAGCATTAGAGAGCTTCGACGGTGAAGAAGGCATGATTGAAATCGTTGTTGGCAGAATGTAAGCTAAACAATTTTTAATTGGAAAAGGGCGGCTTATGTCGCCCTTTTTTTATGGTTATTCTAAACCAATAAATAGTATTATCAACACAAGGATCGATAATTAATATTATGCTCGGAAACACTTCAGAAAATTACGAAGGGCAGTTTTTCATAACATCAGTAAAATACGAAGGTGGAAAGCGCCAAGAAACACGTGAATGGATACCCAGAACAGTCTTTAATGATACTCATATGGGTTATGCTGTGTGTATTGGCAATGGCGAAAGTAGAGCCAAGTTCAATATAGGCTTACTAAAAAACCATAGAGGCGGACTATTAGGTTCAATGGCTTGTCAAACTTATGGTTGTAATGCTTTATATAGAAACTTTAGACCTGATTTTTTAATTGGATTAGGTAGAGAAATGTGTGGAGAACTTGCTAACAGTAAAGAATATTATGATAAACCATATGCTGTGGACGGTATTGTATACTCGTCAGCTGAACGTTGTTTAGAACACCCAGGTAAATTTCATTTAATACCTCACAATGTAAGAATGAATGCTGGTGCTCTTGCTGTTTATTTGGCCGCATTTGATAATCATAAAAACATATATATGATTGGATACGAAGGTCAACATGGTGGACCAGGATACAATGCTAATATCTATGCTGGAACGCCTGGCTATGCTCCAAAAGATCATACAAGTACTAGTGAAAAGTGGGAAAGAAATATGTGCCAAATTTTTAGTGCTTATCCAGAAATATCATTTACTATAGTTGATAATAATGTAAATGGTTACCCTGGTGATTATAATTGGTATAAGAATGTTAGAAAAATAACGTACCCTCAATTCACTAGTGAATTAGATATTGGGTCGTTTAATCATCGCTCCACTGACTAATTAACGTTTTAATTTTTTCATTAATAGAATCTATATTTAAAGTTTGATATAAACCTGGATGTAAAGGTTTTGGAAAATGATCAACATCTACCCAAGCATACCCAACGTGTTCGTGATTTAATTCAGGTATGAATTCATCTTCTACTATATTAACGAAAGTTTCATATATAAAGTTATTTTTTGTGTGTGTGAATTTTTCGATAGGTATACTTTTAATAATATCAGGCAAAGAACCTAGTTCTTCTTCTATTTCTCTACACATAGCTTGGTAAACAGTTTCTTTAAACTCTACTTTACCACCAACTAAGGCCCAATTAAATTTATATGTTTTAGTATTTCGAAGTACAAAAAGAAAACGTTTTGTTTTCCTTGACCAAAAGAAACAGCCTACACCTACTAAAGGACTAGACGCCATCTTCCTGGTTCGTACTCCCCTTCGTAACTTTTTATCCATTTTGATCCGTCCCATTTATATTGAATTCCGGTTTTACTATTAGTTAGGTAGTGTGTTTCTGTTTTCATAGTTGAAGAGTCAAATACTACAGTCCATTTAGTACCGTCATACTGTACTATATCGTTCGCTGAGGCTATCAAATCTTCGTTATTAGTGCCCTTCCAAGCATCAGCACCATCAGTATTACCCGCAGAACCTATATCTTTGATAAGCAAGTATCTTTGTCCTGTTGCTGGTGCTATTAAACCTGTGTTCGGTCCATTCTTTTGAGGATTAACAATAGCATCTAAGGCTCCTAATGAGTTAGTAGGAATAGTATCAGCGTCTACAGTAAACAATAGTATATCATCTTCTGTAGGATGATGTGCTACAGTACCAACTATTTCATGGCCTTCAACATCTGTAGAAAAACGTAATTGGCTAGTACCGTTAGCAAGAGTGGCCTTCGCGGCACTTATTAATTGTCCAAAGTCATTAACAACAGTCTTCCAAGTAGGTGTTCCGTGTTCTTTACGTCTACTAACAACTTCAGTAAGTGCTACACTACCGCCAGTTTCTACTGTGGCATCTGCCGCATCAATTAATTGTGCTTGACCATTTAATAATATTACTCCGTATTGATCCGGAGTCATATGAATTCTATCTCCGTAAAGTAAACCCATATCAAGATCTTTAACTGTACCTGAATTACTATGTATTCCTGATCGTATAGACCTTACAACACCTAATTTTTTAACTTTAGCAGGTAAACTTAACCATATAGGCATACTAAAATTAAGTGTAGCAATATCTATTTGGTCTTCTGTACCTGATGGTATACTTCTACTTGTAAATGATTGTCCAGTAAGCTCAACGTAACTTAAACTAGTCCAATCAATATAATTATCTGTGCTTTGTATCTCCATATCTGGATTAAACAAAGTTAAAATCTGTTCTAATAATTGTAATTTTGTTTCTGTGTTAGAAGTCCATATATCAACATTCATATTTAATCTGTAAGGTGTAGGCATTTGACGTTCTACTGTATAAGCCTGTCCTTGCTGTTGAGTATATGCTCCTGTGTTTTCATCTATTCCTCTAGTACGAACTTGTAACTTATCTACATGACTAGGTTGTTGCATTCTATCCCTGTCGTATTGTAAGTCTTGAATATAACAAGTCATAAGAGGAACTGTAGGTATTCCGTTTTCACTATTATGTTTCATAATAGCAGATGCTTGTCTACTAGCATCACCATAACGTACAGGTACTTGATAAAGTGTTACGTTTCCGTCCCTATCTTTACCATATTCGACTTGATAATGAGAAAACATTCTAACAAATTGTAAAATAAATCTGCGAATTTGCTCATCATAGAAAAAAGTTTTCATTATTGATTTCCTTGTACTACATTAATAAGGTCTTGTACTGTTTTTACGTTATCGCTATCAGCTTCTGGAATTTTTATACCTAAACTTTGTTCAACTTTTATTATTAGTTCAATAGTATCAAACTCATCAGCACCTAAATCATCAACAAGATGTGATTCAGGTTTAACATTGTCTACGTCTAAGTATTCAGAAACTATTTTGATTACATCTTCCATATTAATCTTCCTCTGGTTCAAGTGCTTTGCTCAATCCAGTTTTTCCGGATTGTGATTTACCTTTGTTATCAGCATACGTTCCTTTGTAGTTGATAAATGAATCTCTTTGTGAATCACCAGTACCATCAAGTTTAGTTCTAACAGCATCTTCAACTTTAACCCAACGTACACCATCATATCTAAATAATCTGTTAGGCATATAGTCAAGTCTTAATACATATTGTCCTTCTCTAGGACTTGTTGGAAATTGTATAGCAGGAGTAACAGGAAAACCGTTAGGTGCTAATCCGTCACCAGTTAAGTAACCACCAGTCCAACCAGTTCCTCTTGGTGTTACTAAAGTTTCATCTGCTCCTGTTTGAGTAGAACTTGCTTTAGCATTACTATCATCAGCTGATTTACCTTTTGGATTCGCCGCTGATCCATCTTTGTTAGTAGGAACTACATAAAACTTTTCAGTATCATAACCTGATTTAGGAACATATGATTCTGCTTGTTGTATTATAGCATTATTAACTTCTAATTCTTTTTTATATGTAGAAAGTAAACTTTTTAAACTACTACTATCACTATCTTTTCCAAGTATATCTCTATACTCTTGTCCGTCTACTATTGGAGTAGCTTTAACTCTCCATAAGTGAGGATACCAAGTAGGACTAAATCCTTCTGCTGATCTGGCCGCATCTTGTACAACATAGTATCTAGCTAATGAACCTGTTAATGATTCGTCTAAAGGATGAAAGTCTTTTAAGTGTGGTAGTTCTAAAACATCACCACTCATTAGTTTTCTTCCTAACGTATCAATCATATCCGTCATATGGAAGTTAATAAAGAGTGTGTCGTTAGCTAAAAATAAGCCAAATTGTGTTAAGTCAAAGTCTATATCTTGGACATTGTAAATACCTCTTAATTGGTATACACTTTGGTCATACTTTCTATCTCTATTTTCTAGAAATAATAAGTCTTGAATACGATTTTCTGTAATAGTATCATACTTGGGCTGGGTAGTGTCGCCAGCCTCTTGTTCGAAAGTACCTAAATACTTGTGAATGTTAACACCAGTACCACCGATTGTGAACATTTCTCTAATTCTATTATCATGAAAACTGTAATCAAACGTTCTATTTGGTTTCCATAGTGAGATTCTTGGCATATTTTTTCCTATTCTACGATACTATTATTTATCGGTTGACAAATTTCCTTGTGATGTTATACTCATAGTTTAATAAGTGTGTTTTGCCATAAATCACATAAAATTTTGAAACCTTTATATATAAGCAGTACAAAGGAGAATTAACTTGGGATTAACAGCTACAAACGGTCAAAGAAAACGAAAAGCCAAAAGAGTAGTCAATAGACGTACCTCTGATAAGTCATTAGAGCCTAAATGGGAAGGTTGGGAGGATCTAACAGGAGAGCAGTATCACCGTAAACGTACATGGAGTCACGAATGGTACTATAGAGAGTATAAATCTTCAGATCTTTACCCATTTGCTTTTTTATGGATGGAAAAGAACGGGTACTCAAAAGAGGATATTAGAGCGGCCAAGGCCGCGGATCACTTTATTATTAGTTCAACCGCGGCAATATTGTGCCGTATGTTACTTCAAGGTATGCCAGATTTTAATCAAAAAGAAGATGACTATTGGCAAACCTGTGCTGGAACAACAGGAAACATAAGACCTGCTAGTGAGTGGGTTAAAGTAAGAATTGCCGAAGCTATTGAAAAAGGTAAAGTTAATATAATAGAGAAAAAAGAAGAAGATAAGAAAAAAGTAAACACTCGAGTCCCAACAATACAAGAAAGATTACACACCGCGGCGATGCAAATGTCATATCCTTTAGATGATATTATTGAAAAACCTATTGAAGAAATAGATTTAAAAACATTTAGCCCTCTTAATGAGTTAAAGAAAGTAGACGCCAAACCTAATCATGCTAAAATTATTAAAAACTTTTATGATGGGGAAATGTTAGAACTGGAAGAATTCTTAAATCCTCCTTCAGCTACAGCTAGACGTTCTATGACAGAACAAGAAGTAGATTGGGCAGATCAACTACAAGAGTCATATGCTATTTTCTCAAAAGATGATATTAAAAAGAAGCATAAAGTTTTAAAAGCTGTATGTGATGCTTGTGATATGGTAATAGCACAAGG